ATTCTTTCGGCTTCTCAGATCCTCGTGCAGTGTTTGGTTCACCAGGAGCGTAAGCTTAAAACACAATTTAACCAAAAGGGCAGTTACATACTGCCCTTTTTTGTGTATAATAAACTAAACCTTGACAGTTGCATGGTGCGACTGACATTTGCCAAGACAAGGAGATTTAAATGGCTAATACTACTTTTTCAGGTCCAGTCCGTTCAAAGGGTGGATTTAAAGAAATCGATGAAAACGCAACAACTGGCGTAATTACAGAAAATATTTCAATCACACATGATGGAACAAACAGTGTTGTAATTATCAAAGATCTTCCAACATCAGATCCTTCTGTAGCTGGTCAACTTTATAGCAACTCAGGTGTTATAACTGTATCCGCTGGATAAAGGAGAGCACAATGGCAGGTTCGGTATCTGACGTAAAAGCCTTTAACCATAATCAAGGTGCTTCTGCTGCGGTTGTGGGTCCAACAAGGTCAAGAATAAGACAGCTTGTAATTTTTGGGAATGCTGCTGGAGCATTAACAATTACCGATGGAAACGGAGGAGCAACATTGTTGACTCAAAGTTTTCCTACGGGATTACATACATTAAATATTCCTAGTAATGGAATATTAGCAGAAAACGGAGCATATATATCCGCTTTTACTGGTAGTGGTAATAAAATAACATTGTTTTTATCATGACAAGAAAAGCAGATAAACAGCCTCCAAAAACTAAAAAGTATTTCCGCTCCACTAAGTCTGGAGCGGGAATGACTAAAGCAGGTGTTGCTCGATATAAAAGAGAAAACCCTGGAAGTAAATTAAAAACAGCTGTTACTGGCAAAGTTAAAAAAGGTAGTAAGGCTGCAAACAGACGCAAATCCTATTGTGCAAGATCAGCAGGGCAGATGAAAAAGTTTCCTAAAGCTGCAAAGAATCCTAATAGTCGTTTAAGACAAGCCAGAAGAAGGTGGAAGTGCTGATGTATATTAAAGAAGTAGTTGTTGGTGTATCTATTGTTCTATCCGCTGCAGGTATTGGATGGTTTGTTAACACACTCATTGAGGTAGATAAAAGAACTGCTATTATGGCAGAAAAGGTTTCTGAAAACCATAAGATGATTACACCTTTGTGGGAAGATTTTATAAGAAGGAGCAAACCAAATGACAATCTTGCGAAGTTCGATGACGAAACAGATAGCAAAGCCTGGTTCAAGTGGAAGTAAAAAAAGAAAAAGAAAAAGAAAAAATATTCAGAGGAAGTCCTGTTAAATACTGTTTGGAGTGTGGACGTAAGAAATGGTGCTGCAAATGTTACAAAGTGACGGGATTCGAGGAGTTAAGAAATGCCAAAAGACGCATGTTATCACAAAGTAAAAGCAAGATATAAAGTTTTTCCAAGTGCTTATGCATCAGGAGCCATAGCAAAATGTAGAAAAAAGGGTGCTGCTAATTATGGAAAATCTAAGAAAAAAGCAGAAGGTGGTGTGATTACTGCCAAGCAAGGAAAAGCTTATAGGAAAAGAACTTCAAAAAAGAAAAATGTAGCTAGAGGTTGTGGACAAGTCTTAAATGAGAGACGTAAGGTTACAAAATATAGATAATGGCGGTAAGAAAAACAAAATCAGGACTAGCACTTAAAAGATGGTTTAAGGAGGGCTGGAAAGATGTTAAAACGGGTAAGCCATGTGGTAGGAAAAAGGGCGAGAAAAGGAGTACGCCTTATTGTCGCCCAAGTAAAAGAGTGTCTTCAAAAACTCCGAAAACTTCTTCGGAGATGACTTCTACAGAAAAACGTAGTAGAATAAGACAAAAGAATCAGTTGGGTCAACCCGCTGGTAAGCCAAGAAGAGTATCGTCATTAAAAAGGAAAAGGAAAAAATAATGAAAAAGCCTAAACAAAGTCAGCCAGAAGGCGGTGTAGATATTTTCAAAAAGAAACCTATACCAAAGAAACCTAGTCAGCCAGAAGGTTCTGGAGCACCAAAGACAAACCTAAAAAAGAAACTAATTCAAAGGCAACCAGAAACAGATTCTGGTAAGTCAGTGGTAAAAAGAAAACCTTCTCAACCAGAAACAGATTCTGGTAAAGCTGTTAAAAAGAAAATAACAGGAAGATTTGAGTTTGCTGATACCGATAAAAGTAAAAAAATGAAAAAATCACCAAAGATTGCTGGTTCTAGCTATAAAATAAAATCTGGAGACACATTGTCTGCCATAGCTAAAAGAAGAGGGACGACTGTAAGCACATTAAAAAAATTAAATAACATAAAAGATGTTAATAAAATTTTTGCTGGAAAATCTTTGAAACTTCCTGGTTCCAATGGGGCTAAGAAGAAAAAAATTGATTTTTCTAAAATTGTTTCGGCAGCTAAAAAATCTAAAAGCAGGAAAGCAATAACATAAATGGCAACATCAAACTCAAGAGATTTCGACTTAGATGTCGCAGAGATAATAGAAGAAGCTTATGAGCGTTGTGGCTTAGAAATGAGAACTGGCTACGATGCTAAGACTGCTAGACGTTCATTAAATCTTATGTTCGCTGATTGGGCAAATATGTGGACAGTCACACAAGATACTAAAACTATTAGTTCTGGTACGGCAACATATTCCTTTGATGCTACTTATGTCGATCTCTTGGAAGTTGTTTTAAGAAACAGTAGTGGGACAGATTTTACTTTGACTCAAATGAGCCGTAGTGAATATTTAACTATTCCCAATAAAGCAAATAGTGGTCAACCAAGTCAGTACTTCTTTGATAGACAAGTAACTCCGACAATAACTTTATGGGCAACACCCAATGCAACTTATACATTAGTTTATTATTATGTAAGCCGTATTCAAGACGCAGATAGTTTAGTTAATAATGCAGATGCTCCATTTAGGTTTCTTCCTTGTATGGTAGCAGGTCTTGCTTATTATTTAGCTATGAAGAAAGCACCAGAGAGAGTTCAGCTATTGAAAGCTGTATATGAAGAAGAATTTCAAAGAGCCGCAGCCGAGGATGCTAATAGCACTCCTTTAAAGTTAACCCCTAGCATGACATACTATAGTTATTGATATGACAAATATAATCGAAACAAAATTTGGAACTTTAATTAATACAAGCAAAATAGCTTCTGGTAGTGCTTCACCTATCAAAAAGTCTGGAGCTTTTTATAACTTTTCTATTCGTCTAAGTAATGATGATATTCGTGAATACTCTTTTACAAATAGAGACAGAGCAGAAAAGATGAGAAAGATTCTTATAAGTCACTTAGAAGAAAAGATAAAGATGGAATATAAGAAGCATGGCTAGGTTTGCAACAGGTAAAAAGGCATGAGGATATTCAGATCGATCTGGTTTTCGTTATCGTTTACGAGAAATGAAGACAGAGTGGAATGGTTTGAAGGTCGGCCCAGATGAGTATGAGACTAAACACCCACAGTTAGAGCCTAATCATCCTGGCCCAGATCCAACAGCCTTGTACCAACCACGAGTGGATGGAAGGTCAGAAGTGACCGTAGAGAATCTTCTTGGATTAAATCCATTTACAAGCACAGCTAGTAGTGCAGTCATAACAGTTCTTGAACCGTCTCATGGCAGAAGCACAAGTGATACAGTTAGATTTAGAAATGCTTCTAGTTTTGATGGCTTTACAAAAACTGTTTTAGAAAATGCTAGTGGCTATAGTATTACAAAGATTGATGACAACAGATATAGTTTCACAGCTAGTAGTGGAACAGGTACAAATGGAACAAAAGGTGGTGGTGGTAGAGTTACTGCTGGCCCCGTTACATTGGGGACATAAATGAGTTTTACATACGCACAATTAAAAACAGCTATACAAGATTACACAGATAATGATGAAACTGTATTTGTTAATAATCTTAATAACTTTATTAAAGCAGCTGAAGAAAAAATATTTAAGTCTGTAGATTTAGATTATTTCAGAAAAAATGTTACGTCTGCTTTTTCTACAAATGATAAGTATCTAACACTACCAACTGATTATTTATCTTCTTTTTCTCTTCAGATAACAGCAGCAGGTAGTGAAGAATTTTTGTTGCATAAAGACGTTAACTTTTTACAAGAGGCATATAATGGTTCTGCTTCTACAGGTAAGCCACGTTATTATGCACAATTTGACATCTCTAACTTTATTGTTGCTCCAATTCCAGACTCTAATTATGCAGTAGAACTACACTATTATTATAGACCCGATAGTTTGACCGCAGGAGCAGACGGTGGTACAACTTGGATAAGTACAAACGCACCTTTCGCTTTACTCTATGGTTGTCTTATAGAAGCTTACACTTTTATGAAAGGTGAGCCAGATGTAATACAGAACTACACTAATTTATATATGCAGTACTTAGAGAGATTGAAAGATTTTGGAGAAGCAAGAGAAAACACAGATGGCTATAGAATGGGTCTACCTTCCAGACCAAGAACATAGGAGTTAAAAATGGCAACAGCAAATGCAGCAAGCAACTATTTAGAGAGAAGATTATTACATTATATATTTAAGAATAATTCTCTAAGCTTTTCTAGTCCAGGAGACAGTATCTATGTAGGATTAGCAACAGCCGTATCCGCCGCAGAAACTGGTTCATTAACAGAAGCAACCTTTACAAATTATGCAAGACAACAAGTTACTGCAGCGAACTGGACTACAATAGGTGATGATAGCACAGATACTCAAACCGCCACTAACTCTGCAAATATTGAGTTTCCAGCATCTGGTGGGACAAACAATACAATAACACATGTGTTTGTGGCAGATGCTTCTAGCAGTGGTAATATATTATTTGTAGGAGCTTTAGACGCAAATAAAACGATAGCATCTGGAGATATATTTAGAATCAATGCAGGGAATCTGACAATAGAGTTGAAGTAATGGCACTAGT